TCCAAACAGCGGCACTTGGTATATTTTTATTAATCCAGTTCATTATTTGCTTTTGGAAATATGATTCTTTTGGCATGTGCTCTCTGATGTAAACTTCGGCTTCATACAAGGTCTTTATTTTGTACCTTTGCATTATATAATCCTTAAGCTCATCATACGAGTTGAACTTCGTATAATCTAATTTACCACGAGTATAGTACGCTCTGTGTATTGCAATATCAGCAGTTGGATCCTTGTATCCTTCTTTATTTCCCATGTTCTCTCCTCATATTAGTATCATAGTCTTGAAATATTTTACAGTCATAACAACTTTTAGACTTTTCAATACATTCTTTTTTTAATAACACACATGTCCAAGGCAAATACTGGCTATCATCTTCCTTGACTTCTTCTCTAAGCGTTGCCAATGCTTCCATCATACCCATTACCCTACCTCCTCTAAATACTTACTATAAATTTCATTAATTCCGGCTTTAACATCTTCAGTCAGTTCAACCACTTTATCTACATCATATTCCTTAAAGATTAAATCACTGCACCGCTTAATAATTCCTTCATCCTTTTTCTTTTCGACAAATTGACTTATATCTTCCAGGCATTTATATCCCCTTTCATCTTTAACAATCAGCAAACCCTCTATCAGTATCTCATCTATCAGACTATCTGTTATCTTCTTTATTTCATTTTTTAGCTCCATGTAAGATTTTTTATACTTCGCCATTAGATCCTCTTTAGGGACATTTAAATCATTTTTCTTTAGTCTCTCCACAAGCCTCTTAAGTTCATCAATCTGACTTTGGATATCCATCTTTCCACCTCTAAATCCTTACACCTTTTTATAAACCTTACACCTGAAAAAAGCTTAGGTGTAAGGAAAAAATGGCTTAACTACGCCATTTGTAGGCATTCCTTACACCTAACACCTAATTTTTGAATATACACCTTGTTTTTTTAAAATTTGGTGACTATAGAACTCCACTTCCATCAAAAAGCAGATAGGTATATAAATAGGTGTAAGATGTGTAATAGGTGTAAGGATGTATAAAAAAGCCTTTATTTAAGCCACTTTTAGGCAATTCAAAACCTTACACCTAACCTTACACCTAAATCGACTTTGCAATTAGGTGTAAGGTCTGAACTGTCGCTTTGTATAAATTTAAACTTCTGTAACATATATTTATTGTGCAAAACGGCAGTCACCAAATTGCAATACTTTCAATTCAAATTAGAATTTTGTGACTATCTTTTTTAAAGTCAAAATTAGTTGAAAGGCAACTCCATTTGCTCTCCTTCAGATAACTTGGTCCACTCTTCTTCAGTATTCTCGGATGCTTCTTCCTGCGAATTCTTTTCCTTTACAAGCTTGCTCAAATGAAACTCCACAAAGCGACAACTCCTATTACTAAACCATTTAATAACAGAATTTTTTGACGTACCATCTTTTGATATACTTGTACCAATTAGTTCTTTATCCGCAAGATATTTCATTGTCTTTCTTGAAGAGTATCCAGCCTTTGCAAGAGCTTGTGTAAGCATTGAAGGAAATATATATGCGTTCTGTCCTTCTATCATTCCCAGACAAGTTCCATATGTATTTTCTCCAAAACTGTCCTTATTTGAAAGTATCCAGTCCACGATGTATTGCGTAGCATTTTCATTTACATCGCCAACGTCTGCATCCATTTGCTCTTTTAGGATGCTTCTTGCCATCTCCTTTGCCCTTTCCCATGACTCAGGAGCTACCTGTAATGCTTCAGGATTGTCCTTAGCCTCTTTAGTGTCAAATTCTCCAGCTTCATATCTGCGAAGCCATTCTGAGTCCTCAAACAACCATGTATCTATAATTGCATCCGTCAATGCCACTGCAGCAATACCGGCTATATGCGAACCGCTCTTGCCTTTGCTAAGCTGATAGACAAACTGCATCATCTCATCATATTTTGATGTTATGCTTCTCTCATCCGTATGCATTAACATCCCTATAAACGCCGGACCTGCCCAGCCACAATTTATAGCCGATTGCTGGTGCATCATAGATGCTTCTCTTTCATCATCAAATGGACCGCCATATATCTCAAGCACACGGGTGCTGACACCGGTCTGGCTCGTTTCTGTTGACAGTGGCTCCTCACCTGTAGCAAGAGCGACCGTTCTCCATGTGTGCATTGCCTGAATTCCGCCCGACTTTGCTCCTCTGATTTTCCCGGTACCGCTTGCTATCATATAAACAATCTTTTCAAGGCTGTTTTGGTTATTTCCTGCAAGCTGTCGCTCATCAATGCCAAGTGGCAAATCGCAATAAAATGATGCTGTTCTCTCCAAACCTACCTGTGTTGCATTGAAATTTACCATCAATCGCTCCGGATCACCCCATGCAGACAATGCAGCCTTTAAACCTGCAGTCTTTCCACCCTTGGATCCTCCCCAGTTATATACAAAGAATATTCTCTGTTTAATTATTCTAAGAAGCGGAGCAGTAAAGCCTGCAGCTAAAATAAATCTGAACTTATCTCTCTTCCTGTGTGGTCTCATAATCTCAAGCCAGTCCTTGAATGTACCGTTTTGACAGTAGGCAGCGGCAAGTACCCTTTGTGATGGATCTATATCAAGCACTATATCTTTATCATGTCCGGGTATAAATCTCTTCCCTTCCTGCCATCCGAATGTAGATGTAGAGTCAGCCTTTTTTATGATGTCTATGTTCTCCGCTTCCAGAGCAGCTAAAAATTTTACAACCTGTTTGGCATTCTCCGAAGTTACCGTACATCCAAGATCTGCCAGTGCTGTAATTCCTCTTGCCGTGAATATAGTGCTCCTTGGATATATTGCTTTGTGCCAGGTGCCATCCCTCTTAAAGGCTACCTCCATCTTCTCCTCGCCGGTTTCCATACTTCTCAACCTCTGAGTTAAAATAATCGGTGTCCTACAAACTGTTACAGGTGTAAATTTCTTCTCATCAATCTTACTTATACCCTTATCTGAATAAATCCACCCTTCAGGCTGCCTTAAATTCACAGGTGCTCCGGGTAAAACTTCAGGAATTGATTCCTCATCTATATCTATAGCCTGTGCATTGCTGATGGCTGCCCTTATCTTCTCTGCAGCTTCTTCCTTGCCATATTTGATATACACATCTGAAGGATCTTTACAGCCTAAGTTTTTGCAACTCCACTTGTATACTTGTCCGATAAAATTGCCGTCTCTTAGTGCCGTAGTCACTTTATGAAGGAATGTTTCGCCACCTTTGTCAGGCTCAACATGGATATACACTTTTAAATCCTGCAGAGTGGTTGCCCACTCTTTTCTCATCATAGATGCTCCCGGGATTCCAAGTGTACTTATGCCCATGTACCACATGCTCTGACTGTCTGATTCGCCTTCAACTAAGGCAACATATCCTGCAGTCCGTATCTGTTCCAGCTTCCACTCTCCATACATGCAGATATCTTTTCCGGCTCCATACTTCCATCTGAATGCCTTGCCCCCATACCTTTTTCTATAGGTCACTTCATCAGAATTTTCATTAAAGTATGGAATATATAAATATTGGATTCCTTGTTTGTCCTTTTTTGTCTGTAGACAGCATTGCTCTTTTAGAAAGTCCTCCGGGAGCCTCTTTTCAAGTACATACTGTGCTACGCTGTACGATAACAGGCTCCCCTCAGGCTTCTTATCTTCTTCTGCTTTATAAGCTCCATATTTCTTTAATATAGCTTTATAAGCTTCTTTAGTATCGATGCCGTTCAGCTCTGCATAAAATGATGTAAAATTTCCGCCTCTATCTTCAGCATGACATTTCCAACAACCTGTTTTTAAATCTACTGAAAAGGAATTGTTTTTATCATCATGAAATGGACACAGACCTGTCAGATTATCTCCGGAGATTTTGTATTTTGGGATAATGCGAGAATATTCAGTTTTATAATCGACCAAGTGATCAATATCCACTTCATCTACACGCATATCAAATCTCCAATCTTTGTTTTACAATCCTTTGTGCCTCTTCTTTTGTATAGTTCTTGTTACTACCTTCAAATCCAATTAAGTAATCAAAACTTCCATGTAATGGCTTCATAGTTCCTCCTTTTAATTAAACGGCAGTCCCTCATCATTCACATCATCAGGTATGCTCATCCACCCATCATCATCCATGCCTTGATAGTTGTCGCTTTTTGCAGGTTTAGACTTATTATTGCCTGCTGTGGCAGATTTACTTTCGGCAAATTCAACAGACTCTGCGACCACATCAGTTGTATAAACTGTTTGACCTTCTTTATTTGTATATTTGCCTGTCTGGATTCGTCCTTCAATTACTATCTTCATTCCCTGCCTGAAATATTTTTCAATGAATTCTGCAGTTTTTCCCCAAGCGATTACTTGAGGAAAGTCTGCATCTTGCTGTCCTTCCTGCTTATACTTTCTATCTACCGCTATACTAAAATTCGCACAGCATTTATCATTTGATGTATATCTTACTTCAGGATCACGAACAAATCTTCCTATAAGTATTACTTTATTCACTCTTTTCCTCCTTTTGTTCCTCTACTGCTTTGAATTGATCCATCTCGCTTAAAGCCTGTTTTAAGAACTCAAGGTCTTTATTATTCTTGTGGTTTCCACCAAACTTATCCTTATACCACTTCATCATATCTTTATTCTTTGAACCACCAAGTTCTGTTGCCTTTTCTGTGATTTCATCCTGTATCTTTTTTACTTCTTCTGCCCTTTGTGCCGGTGACTTGACAGGATCACCGTCATTCGCCCAATCATAAAGTGCTTCGCCGGACTTCTCATCAAGAACCTGGATTTTTCCTTCAAATATGTGAGTGTTGTCCTTTACAGCCTCAGCAAGATGAGTATCCTGATCAATCATCCAAGTAACCATATATTCGTACTCAATATCCTTGTCCTGTTGTGCTCCAACTCCTACTTTTCTTGGAGCCATCTTCCCACGGCTGTTGGCTTCAAGCACATACTCATCCTTGCCTCTTGCCGTTACTATGATATGTGCCGGTGCAAGTAGTATTTTCTCAATAATCTTCTTATTCTCTTTTTTATACTTTCCCCACGCCTGGAATGTATTATCTCCTTTTGTCTGAAGCTGTACCTGATCCTGTACCCAGTTCCACAAATGTGTCATAGAATCTATAATAATGACTTTATATTCTGCCTCTAAGAATGCATCTATAGCAGCTATGTAGTAATCAGGACTGTATTCTTCTAAACTTATCAGGTCATAGTCAAATTCGTTTGCATAAAGCTTATCTCTCATGCCTTCAGTTCCGATATAGCCAATCTTTGTTCCTTCGCCTACCCTGCCGGCAATACCTGTTGCCAGCCTAAGTGCTGAATAAGACTTGCCACTTCCTGAAGGTCCACTTACTAAAACCTTGACACAAATTTGCTCTTTTTTTGCTTTTGTGATTGTAAAATTTATTTTTGCCATTTTATTTCTCCTCTACATCTTCAAAGTCTTTTGTATCTGACTCCATCTCATCCATGTACTGCTCTAATGGCGACTTCTCTTTGTCATACAGATCAGCAAGTATCCTCTTGCACTGTGCAGCAAACTCCATTGCAGCCACTCCCATATCAATGGCTGAATTATATAGCGAACTGACCGTATTTAAAGCATTTTTATCTTCTACCGGCAAAAGCTTAAGGTAGTCATCCATATCCGTTTTTACGCTTTTAAACGCTTTCTGCATTATGATATAGTGTTCTGCAGATATACCATATCCCTCATGCCTGTTTTTAACCTCCGAAAGAACTATATTTTCCTGTATTTGTTCAAGAGTTCTATTGGCCACTTCCTGCATGTTCTCTTTCAGATTATCTTTCCACTCGAAGTAATTATCCATTTATTTCCCCTTGTACTTTCTTGGCTCTGCTAAGAGCCTTTGTATTTGCTTTTCGCCTTGAAATTTTCAATTGAGAGTACACGCTTAAACATTCTGCAAGGTCTTCTGGAAGTACTCCTATTTCCTCTACAAGATTATTCATTGCGGAATTAAGTGTCCTTGAATCAACCCTTTCAACAATCAAATCTCCGAATCCTTCTTCACGAAGTATTTCAAAGAAGTCCAAGCCTTTTTCCATAAGCTTATCTTCTCCAACTTTGGAGTAGATGGTCTTCTCCTGCAGGCTGTATTTGAAACCGTCTACTGTAGTATCAGGTTTTTCCTCATCTACCATTTGCTGTGCAATTTCCTGCTCCAGCTCTTCTAATTCCTTATTATTTGCTTTAGTCAGTTCTGCAAGTTCATCTTTCTTATCTAGCAGTTCCTTATAAGCTCTTACTTTATCATCCAGTGTCATTATTATTTCCATGTTATCCCTCCTTAATTTCAAATGTACATATAGTATCGTGTTTACTGCCACCATGTGCTACAACCAATACCTCTCTCAATGCAAACCCTCTTTTTTTTCCAACACCGTTACTATTCCAGCCAAAACATAGAGCTCGTCCTGCTGGTTTTAAGATTCTTTGTATTTCATCCAGATGCCTTTTTCTCCATGAAGACTGCGTTGTTTCTTTTGTAATTTCTTTCCCAACACCCCTATACATTTCAACTACTTGACGAAGAGAGTATGGTGGATCGTATAAAACACAATCTACACTCTCATCACCTATTTTTTTCAAAAAATCAAGAGCGTCTAAATGATAGGTTGTATCGTACTCTGTGTTTAAATCATTTGTGATAGTTCCATATTTTGAGGTATTTGCAAAAGGGTCTACAATTACAACACATCCTTTAATATTCCTTTCAACAAAGTCCTTTATTGGCTTGATTTGAAAAGTATTGTGATTTGGAAATCCCCATACTCTACTTACAACCATAATCGTTTATCTCCACACACTATAAGTATCAAAAATAATTCCTCCATTCATCTACAATCGTCTTTGCCAAGTCCTCTTTCTTAGCAAGTGCTTTTAAGATAGTTTCATCAACTGTTCCCTCTGTTATGAGGTGTATGTAAGTGCAAACATTCTTCTGCCCGATACGGTGAATTCTTGCCAAACTCTGGGAGTATGCTGCGTAGTTAAAATTGACAGAATAGTATACACAGGTATCGGCGGCAGTTAGTGTGATACCAAGGCCTGCAGTATCAATTTGTGCAAGGAATACTTTTGTATCCTCATTTGTTTGAAAATCTTTTACTATACCGCCTCTATCTTCCAGTTTTACGTCTCCATATATGGATCCATACTTGATTTTTTTCTTTGCAAGCATTTGATCGATTAAATCAATCTCAGGTCTAAACCTTGCAAAGATTACGAGCTTTTTTCCTGCATCAACTACATAGTCATCTATGATCTCTTCTAAAGCATTAAGCTTTCCTTTACTTACAAGTTCTGCCTTTTCAGAACCGTCTGCTACTAAAAAACCGCCTGTAAATTGTTGAAGCCTAAGAAGTTTAGTGAGTACAGTTGTAACTGTAACCTTTCCACCACCATCCAGCTCTGCGAAGCTCTCACGCTTTATTTTGCTATAGATGTTTTTCTCTTTCGGAGTCAAAGTTATTCTTCTCTCAAGGAATGTTTGCTCCGGTAGGTCCAGCGCCTCTTCCTTTGTAACTCTGTATGCGATTGAGTGCTCTTTCTGTATAAGTTGGTCGAGGTCTCTATATCCGACTATCTGATGCCTGTTAAATCCACCCATAATCGCATACCTATTCCGGAATTGATAGAAGTTCGTTCCGAAGATTGTCGAATCGAGGAAGCGATATTGGCTATACAAATCGATAGCATTGTTCTGTACCGGTGTGCCGGATAATATCAGCTTGTACCTTGCCTGATCGCCAAGCTTGTGTATGGCTTTAGATTGTTCAGCATCATGAGTCTTTATTCTCTGACTTTCGTCGCATATAATCATGTCAGCATTCCAGTCATATAATGCCTCGAATATATCTTCTCTCCATGTACTTTCATAATTAATCACGGCCACCTTTAATGCCTTAAAAGGGAAGCTATCTAGGTCAGAGAGCGCCTTGATTCTTTTATCCTTATCTCCTAAAAGAACCTTTACTACTGTTTTGAAGTCTGCATAATCGGCAAACTCTTTAGGCCACACGCTACATACTGATGTGGGTGCTATGATCAGAACTTTTTCTATTTTTTCAAGCTTATAAGCTGTACCCAGTGTTGCTATTGCCGTGAGCGTTTTTCCACATCCCATTTCAAATAGGAATCCAAATCCTTTACTTTGCATAATCACCTATAATCCTTTTACAACCTCATATAGAGGCTTCCCCATATAAGCATCCATGCTTTGACTCGCATATAAAACTTTTTTAAGTTTCTTCTCATCAGGACCGTACTTCGGATTAAATCCGAACAGATTTACATATCTATCCAAATCTTCTTTTTCTTCATACATACACCTTGTCACTTCAATAAGTGCCCTGCAATCATCTATCGCTCTATGGCTATTTTTAACTTTATTAATCAGGTGATACTGTACTATTGCTGACTCTAATCTGTGCGGATATTGCCTGCGATCCTTATAAACTGTGAAAGTATCAAGATAGTCGCAATCATTAAATATCTGCATCCAGCCTCTATTTTTGTTTCTATGAATTGCATAAACAATAAATTTAAGATCAAACTGGGCATTATGTGCTATTAAAAGAGTTTTTCCACTATATTGAATCATGTTTATAAATTCATGAATTACATCTTTTTCATCTCTACCCTTTAACAAAGTTTCATTAGTTATTCCAGTCAATTCTGTAATATTTGCAGGAAGTTCAGGCATTTTGAAAAGTTTGATGAATTCATCCATCTCTTGTTGCCTTCCATGCTTATCAATACTTATGGCTGCTAGTTCTATTACCTGATCCAAACTTTCAGGATTAAATCCTGTTGTTTCTGTGTCAAAAAATATAATTTGATTGTATTTTTCAAATATTTTCTCAAACATTACTATTCTCCTATGCTTTATATTTCTTTGTATACCTTGAGAAAATGTGTTTTGAAATATTCAAGTTTATTTTTTAAATCCTCATATTCATTCTTTTTCTTCTGAATCTCTCTTTCAAATCTCTCAATAACACCCTCTTTACTTACTTTTATTTCATCTTCAGAACATGAGACTATTTCCACTTTTTTAGAAGTGTTTTTGTTGTAATAAATAAATGAAATATTCGGAGTGGATGACCATGAACCTTCCTCAAAAACTGCAATTACTATTGTTGGGAGTTCTTGAAACTCTGCAAAGTCCACTATTATACCCGGCTTCACTTTGTAAGTGTCATATTCCTTATCAAGGATTTTTATGTTGTCTCCAACCTTGAATGAATCTACTCTCTTTGCTGTTCTTAGATCTATTTCTACCTTTACACCATCAATCTCTATAATTCTTTTGCTTTCTTCCATTTTTATTCTCCTTCTTTATTACATGAGTCCAAAGTGTATTCCGACTTACCATCTCTTAAATCGAAGAACTTTGCCTCATAATGGATTTCTTTACCCTTATCTATCACCGCTAATAGGTGAAGCAATTGAGTTCCATCCGGAACATTTATTGTTAATTGTTTCATGCTTCTCCTTATTTCTTCTTTTTCGCTTTTCGTTGTGGAACCGGAACGCTATCCCATATAAGCTTCTTCCCACACCAATGGCAATATGCGTGATTATGCCTTGCTCTTCTACCGCAATTAGGACAAGTATATATATCCATGTCTCTATGTATAACCTTTGCCCCTACCTCGTATCTCTGCACCAGTTGAGCTGTTTGCTCTGTGGCTTTTTCATAATCATCAATGATTCCTATTGCTTCCTGTAGTGCTTTTTTATCCTTACTCCAAATCTCATCACCACCATCCTTAGCCATCTCTGATACATGAATATATAAGTTCTCTAGCTGACTTATAATTTTTTGGTAGTTCTTACTCTTTTTCATGTATTATTGCTCCTTTAAGTTGTCTTGGCTTGGTGGCTCTACAAACCCCAGCACCATTAGTGCCATGTTGTAGCCCCTGATCTGATGCTTAAATGGTGATACCTTAATTGGTGGATCTATCATTGGTACAGGGTTCTCATTTACTCTTTCCTTGTCTACTGCTGCCATTATTCTATTAAGTCGCTTTCGCTCAGCTTCTATGCTCACTGGAAGGTTCACAAGGCCAGCTAACTTGTTCAGCAACTCAATATCTGCGACCCCGCTTAGTGTCTGAGTAGCTCTACTCCACTTCATCTTCCCCCAACTTTTTATAATCTGGAATTGAACATTGTCAGCCTCTTTTATTAATATCTGGCCATCTTTTAATGCCATCTTCAAGGCTTATCACCTCCAATCTTTGGTATGATACATACACATCTAATCTGTTTCTTTGTGGTTGGATCCGGAACGGATAAAGTATAATTAATCTTTTCTTTGTCTGTTCCACTTCTTATAAAGCCTTTCTCATACAGATGCTTTCTTGCGTATCTGGCACTGACACCTTTTAAACTGCAGTAGCTATTAAACTCTGAAGTAGGGATTCTATACTCCGATCCAGTCATCTCCCTATCTCTTATCAGATCTTTTACAAAGTCCTCTGTATCAATTAATGCCGTCTGCCTGCTTAGTGCTACCCACTCTGAAAGCTCATCAAGGCCATTGATCTCTACATCCGCCTTTTCAAATACATCAAGTATCATCGGTATTCGCTCATTCGGAGCTGCTGCCAGTATCTTCGCTATCTGAATAGCTGTTTTTATATCCAGTGTTTCCATGTTAAACCCCTATTCCTTATCCACCGGCACCGGCTCTCCCTTTTGCCATATCTCATACGGTTTGTTTTTAAATTTTGTTAAATCCCAACCGTCAAAGTCTTTTCGCCATCCAATCATTGTTACTTGGCAGTCATCATTGTTGTTTATGTTAAGGTGCACGCTTTTTTCTATTCCGTGCCTTATAAAAGCTTCCCTTATTTTCTCTATCGCCGGTATTACCTCCTTGCAGAGTTCCATCATTTTTTCCTCAGTCATCCTTTTTCCTCCTCTACTTTAAAATCATCCTTACTACTTGCTCAGGTGTGAAGTTAAGCTTCTCTGCTATTGCTCTTAACTCAAACAACTTCAAATCTCCCGGCTTATCTTTTCGCCTTTTTACTGTTTTTTCACATGTTCCGAGTAATTTTGCGATGTTTGCAGGTGTAAGACCTTTAAGCTCTAACCCCGCCTTATATGCCGCCCTGTATTCTCTATCCATCATTTCAGTGGCGGATGGTGTAAGTCTTGGCATACGATCCTCCTTATCTTTTCTACTTAGTCACTAAATGTATTACTATTGCTATCGTGGCTATGTTTAGTGCAACCAGCCCCCATACTATACTTTTAAGCCATGTAACTCTTTCTCTTAATCTACCGACTTCACCTTTTAGTGGTTCTGTCTTTTTCCTGTTTATGTCTATAAGTTCAATTTTTCCTTTATGCTCTCCATACGGTCCCAAATATGGTACAACTACTCCTGCCATCACTTCTCACCTCCTCATTCTAAACTGCCTCTTTTTCTTCCTGCTTTCTCTTTAAGTCCTCTGACATATTGCAAAAACTCATTCCGTCAGCCACACCCATAAGATACTTTTTTGCACCGTCATCCAACTTTTCAATAACGTCAATCAAATTAATGAGTGCTGACTTATCTTCTTTACTAAGTGCCATGTTCTTACCTCCTATCTGAAAAATATTAAATACAATCCTGCTACAATAACCGCTAATCTAAGCACATTTAGAATCAACTTTGCTATTTTCATCTTATTGCCCTTGCAACGAAGAAATGATATAATTCAGTCAGGTCTGAGGCTTTCGCCCCATTCCTAACTTTTATTTTTTTATTTGATACTTTGAAGTATCATGTGTATTACTGATATTAGAGTTCCAATCTCTAATGCCAGCCTGATGAGCTTTCCAGTTAAGACGGTGAGCTCATCAATGATTTTATACCATTTCTTCATTGCTTTTCTCCTCTCGTTTGTTTATGTAAACATTATAGTTCCTTTAAGTAACTTTGTCAATAGATTTTCGTTGTTTTAAGAAACTTTTTTCTTGACTTTTTCCCACCTGTGCTTTATACTTCAATCATGGAGGTAATTAATATGGTAAAAAAAATATCATTACTTTTATTTGCCTTACTTAGATTGGTCGTTGTAGTAGTTGGTCTGTTCCTGCTATTTAACAAGGCTATGTAGAAAGGAGGTAGAATGGGCGAAAGATTAAAGGAATTAAGAAAAACACTTGGATTAACTTTAGAATCATTTGGTGAAAAGGTAGGTGTTGGTAAATCATCAATTTCACGATTGGAAAATGGAACAAATAATTTAACTGAGCAAATGATTTTGGCCATTTGTAGAGAGTTTGATGTCAATGAAACTTGGCTTCGATCCGGAGAAGGTGAGATGTTTATAAAACTTGATAGGGAAACTGAAATCGCCAGATTGACAAGGGATTTATTATTGGAAGAAGAAGATTCTTTTAAGAATAAAGTTGTTACTGCACTTGCCAAGCTTACTCCGGATCAATGGAAAGTGCTTAGTGATATGGCAGAAGCATTATTAAAAAAAGACTAGGACCCGCCGAAGCGGGATTTTTCCTAGTCTAAGAAAGCCTTTATGAGCTTGTAGATGTACCTTAGTTGTTTTTCACTAAGCTTATCCAACAGCTCAACAATCAATTTT